TTCTGAACAGCAAACGCAAATGAGCCAAACCACTGAGCTGCTGCTGAGGATTAAGCAACAGGGCGGTGAGCAGCTCACGAGGTTGTCTGGCAGCTTCAAGAATCTGGGGCAACAAGCTGCGGCTGCCAATGTCAATTTCAAAGAAGTATCTGATGAACTGAGAAAGATTCAACAGACTTCTGCGAACAGCATCAATAATCTCAAAGGCTATGCAAATGCATGGCGCGAGATTGCAAATAGCGTTGAACTTGGCAGCAGAGAATTCAGGCAGGCAAACGCCGAGGCCGCAAAACTTGAAGCGCAACTGAGAAAGGTTCAACCTGGCGGGCGCGGGCGTCTTGCTGCTGGCGCACAAATTGCAGGGACGATTGCTGGTGCTGGCGTGTTTGGCGGCCTTGAAGGGGCTGCTGGCGCTGGTATTGGCGCGATTGTGGGCGGTGTTCCCGGTGCAATTACCGGCGGTGCAATTGGCGCTCAGGTCGGGATGTTCCGCCAAGGGCTTGGTGATGTTGCCACTTATGCGGCTGAACTGAGCAAACAACGCCAAGCATTGCGGCTGGTCACAAAGGATTCGTTTGAGTACCAACGGGCGCTTTCGTTTATCAGCCAAACCAGCCGTGATTTGGCAATTCCGCAAGAAATTATTACCCGCCAGTTCACTCAACTGACAGCCTCAGTTAAAGGCGCTGGCGGCAATGTTCGCGATGCAGAAAAAGCATTTATTGGTGTTGCCTCTGGTATTCGAGGCACTGGCGGAAGCCTTGAGCAGCTTGATTCGGCTCTGACCGCAACTTCTCAGGTCTTCAGCAAGGGCAAGGTTTCCGCTGAAGAATTGCGGCAGCAGATCGGTGAGCGTTTGCCCGGTGCATTCAGCCTGTTTGCCAAAGCTCTTGACATGACGCCCCAAGAGCTTGATAAGGCGCTTGAAAAAGGTCAGGTCAGCCTGCAGGACTTCCAGTTATTTGCAGAAAAATTATTCCTTGAATACGGCGAAAGCGCAAAGATTTTGGCTGATGGTCCAGATGCTGCTGGTGATCGCCTGAAGACTCAATTAGCGGAACTTAAAGGCGAAATTGGTCCGATCCTCAAGGACATGGGCGCATCGTTCCAAAACTTTGCCAGTGAGGCCATTAAGTCGTTTTTGAGCTTGGGCAAAGAACTTGAGCGTTTTGGGCGCTTAATGGAAGAGAAATTTGGAGGAAAGTTGCTTGATAATGCAATTAGAAATGTAAAAGCGCAAGACGCAATTATTAAACAACTTGAAGCTGAACAATTGGTTCGCGTTGGTGGATTATCAAAAGAGGAAAAAAGCCAGCTTTCTCTGGCAAGGGCTTTACGTGCTGGCTCGATGCAAATCATTCAAGGCGCAAAAGCTGGACCAGCAGCGCCAGCAGCAGAGCAGCCATCAAACTTGCCAGGCATTGATACCACTGGCGGTGGCGACTCTAAATCAATTTTGAGAAAGTTACAGTCTGACTTTTCGCGTTCTATCGCTGTACTTGGCCGTCAGTTCAACAATCAAACGCGCAAGCAACTGCTCAATGATGTCTTGGTTATTGAGCAAAAAATTACAGCAGCATTGAAAAAGGGAAATCTGGATGAAGCCGAAAGATTGAGAATTGTTCAGCGGCGTCAAGCCCTAGAGATTACTCGCGATGTTTTAATTAATGAAGAAACAGCTCTAGAAAATAAAATTCTAGAAGGCAAGCGCAAAGGGGTTGATGTAACAGATGCTCAAATTCGTCTAGACGGAATCAGGCTTGAGCGTGAACAGGCCGTGGCCGATATCAGAAAACTTGACAATGATGAACTGGCAAAAACAGTTGCATTCTTGAATCAAATTAAAGAAAAACTGCCCACCTACAAAGGTGGTGAGGTTGAGCAGATAACTGTTTTTGGAAAAATGAAGGAAGAGATTGATGCGCTAAAGCAGTCTTTCGAAGATCTTCAGCCGCGCTTGACTGATCTTGCGGGCGGTTTGTCGACCAGCCTTGGCACTGCATTTAGCAACCTTGTGTTCTCGGCGCAATCAGCGCGTGAGGCGCTTGGCACCTTGTTCCAAGACATTGCCAAATCATTCCAGAACATGGTGATTCAAATGATCACCGATTACCTGAAGTTGCAAATTATGACCTTCTTCAGGAACATCTTCGCCCCTGCGCCCGTCAGTGTTGCTGGTAATTATTTCGGCGGTGGTGCGCCGAGCATGTTCACCAACCCTTCGTTTGGTGTCGGCACTGGAAGCTTTGGCGGTTCGTTGCTGCCCAGCTTTGCAATGGGTGGAATCATGACCGCCAACGGTCCGCTCAAGCTCAAACGTTACGCAGCCGGCGGCATTGCAACCGGTCCACAACTCGCCATGTACGGCGAAGGAAGCCGCCCTGAAGCCTATGTGCCTCTGCCTGATGGCCGCAGCATTCCTGTGACGATGAATGGCGGTGGTGTCGGTAATGTTGTTGTGAATGTCGATGCCAATGGCAGCAACGTTGAAGGCAACGGTCAACAGGCCAATGCACTTGGCAAAGCAATCGGCATCGCCGTTCAGCAAGAGCTGATCAAGCAGAAACGTCCTGGAGGCTTGCTCTCGTAATGGCCACTTTCAACGACGCCACTGTTGGCACCAGCACGGGCGGCACCACGCCTGATTTCGGTGCGTCACGCAAAAGCCAGCCAAATGTACGAAAAGTGCAGTTTGGTGATGGCTACGAGCAACGTCTGACCTATGGGTTAAATCAAAACCCACGCGTTTGGGATCTGACTTGGACAGCTAAGGACAGCACGGATGCCGATGCCATTGAGGCGTTTTTTGATGCACGCGCTGCTGACAACGCCAGCTTTGATTGGACGCCATTGGATGAAGCAACGGCCTACAAATGGGTTGTAGAGAGTTGGTCGCGTGACCTGCGTTACGCCAACGTGAATACGATTACAGCCACCTTCCGTCAAGTATTTGAACCCTGATGGCGTACTCGGCTTGGGCTAGTTCAACTGCCTACAGCGTTGGCAATATTGTCCGCGCCAGCAGTTTGCAGGCATCCGGCCTCGTCTTCCAATGCACCACGGCTGGCACCAGTTCCAGCACCCAACCCGCGTGGCCAACTGACATCGGCAGCACCATCACGGATGGCACGGTTGTCTGGACGGCGATTAGCAGCGTCTACGAGGAGCTGGCCGCACTGGCACCAAGCGCCATCATTGAACTGTTCGAAATGACGCTGGACACCACCCTGCACGGCAGCAGTGACACCTACCGCTGGCACAACGGCTGCAACGCCAATGTCACCGGCAACATCACATGGAACGGCAACGCCTATACCCGTCTACCCGTCAAGGCCGAAGGCTTTGAATACACCAACACAGGCACCCTGCCGCGCCCCACGCTGACCATCAGCAACCTAGATGGCACCATGACCACGCTGCTGTTGCTGGTCAACGCCACCACACCCGGTAACGACCTCGGTGGCGCCACGGTCAAGAGGATCCGCACCCTGAAAAAATACCTTGACGGCGAAACCGCCGCAGACCCACATGCCAAGTTCCCCGATGAGATTTGGTACGTGGACCGCAAGTCAAGCGAAAACCGCGATTCGGTGAGCTTCGAACTAGCCAGCAAATTCGACCTCGCTGGCGTGATGATTCCCAAGCGCCAAATTATTGCCAACATCTGCCAGTGGAAATACCGCAGCACCGAGTGCGGCTACACCGGCAGCAATTATTACGACACCAATGACAATGCTGTTGGAACATTGGCAGAAGATAAATGCGGTAAGCGGATTGGCTCGTGCAAATTGCGGTTTGGCGAAAACTCTGAGTTGCCCTTCGGCTCATTCCCAAGTGCGGGTTTAATTCAATGAATCTCACCGACGCCATTAAGGAAGCTGCACTGGAACACGCCAAGGCGGAATTTCCAAGGGAATCCTGCGGACTGGTTGCTGTGGTCAAAGGCCGCAAGCGGTATTTCCCGTGCCGCAACATGGCCGAAACCCCAGACGAACATTTCGTGCTGGATCCGGCTGATTACGTTGCCGCCGAAGACCAAGGCGAAATTGTGGCGGTGGTGCATAGCCACCCCAAGACAAACCCAGCGCCGTCTCAAGCCGACCGCGTTGCCTGCGAAAAATCCGGCCTGCCGTGGCACATCGTCAACCCGCAAACCGAACAGTGGGGTTATTGCGAGCCAGAAGGCTTCGAACTTCCCTACGTGGGACGTGAGTTTGTTTTTGGAATTGTGGACTGCTACACGCTGTGCCGCGACTGGTACAACCGCGAGTTTGGGCTGCATCTCAGCCACTACGACCGCCGTGACCAGTTCTGGCTGCGGGGTGAGAATTTATACCTAGATAACTTTGCCAACGAAGGCTTCTACCCCATCCCGCTGGAGGAGCTGCAGTACGGCGACGCAATCCTGATGCAGCTTGCATCATCGCTACCCAACCACGCTGCCGTCTACCTTGGCGACCAACTGATCCTGCACCACATCCAAGGCCGCCTCAGTAGCCGCGACATCT